CACATTCTTTCCCTCGCTTCCTTGATTGTATTTGCGTAAAACTTTGCAAATCCATCAACATTAATAACATAAATAGTAGAATCGTCCTTCAATGAAAGAATAGGTAGCAACCTATCCTCGTCACCGCTATCTTCATCTGAGCTATCTTCATCTTTAAAACACTCTTGCTTATCATCTTTACAAATAGTTGCATCTCCTTCTTGGTTTTTAATTTCGTTCTCTGTAGACATGTTTCTATATTAGAAAAAGGTTTTTAAATCTTAATTATAGAGAATTTTTAATATCAAATTTTTTGTAACTATAGAAAGTAAAATTGAAAAAACATTTATGGAATGGAATAATAAGATAAATGAATCCATCAGTTGAACAAATACTCCGAGAAAACTATGTGGATGGAGTGTTTCACACCCATGTTTCTATGCTACAACCTAGGGGAAAATTTCAGTTTAATCGAGAGAAGCTAGAAGACTTTTGGGATGTATATTGTAATAAAATTCTTGAAGACGAAAATGCTATTGTTGGCGTGGCAGAAAAGCCACAACACTATCTTCCAGTATTAGCGGATATAGATTTAAAAGTTAAAGAAACAGACGATTTAGACTTTGAAGAACATCTTTATACAAAAGATCACGTAAAACAGATGATTGATGTATATCAATCTGTTCTTAGAAATATTGTCGAAAATTGCACTGATAATAATTTACTTTGTGTTCTCTTAGAAAAACCTATGTATTATATTTCTGCTGGAGAAACAACTTACGTAAAGAACGGATTTCATTTACATTTTCCAAATCTTTTTCTTAGTAAGGTAGATCAAGAAGTTCATCTTATACCTAGAGTAAAAGACGCTGCGCAAGAAATGAGAATATTTTCAGATCTTGGATTCGAAGATTCTGGAGTAGTTATTGATAAAGCATGTTGCACAGTGCCTTGGCTCTTATACGGAAGTCGAAAGTCTGAAGATATGGATCCGTACAAGGCTACAAAAGTTTTTACTTCTGATGGTTCTGAATTAGATGTGGAACAAGCTTTTAAAAATTATGTTATTTATGATATGCGAGAGAAACAAATTCCGATTCGGAATAATATTCAAAAGTTTTTACCTAGAATTTTGAGCATAATCCCTTACGGGCGACAAACACATGAGGTAAGACATGGATTGATTTCTCCTCTGAAAGGAAAGTTGCAAGAACAAAAAACAAATAATAAAAAACAATTAAAAGTTTCAGTTGAAGAAGCTCTTAAAACTTCTCAACGTTTACTACCTATGCTTGCAGACTTTCGTGCAGAAGAACGAAATGAGTGGATTACTATCGGGTGGATTTTATATAACATTGGTGAAGCTAGCCCACAAGCATTAGAGCAATGGATGGAATTTTCTGCACGTTGCGAAGATAAATATGACGAAGCCAATTGTATTTATGAATGGGAAAGAATGGTAAAAAAGGATTTAACTTTAGGTACTTTACGACATTTTGCAAGCATTGATAGTCCACAACTTTATAAAGAATTTAAGCGTGAACAATCTGAACACTATGTGAAAGAATCTTTGAACGGATCTCATAATGATATTGCAAAAGTATTATTTTCTGAATACGGAAACGAATTTGTATGCGCTTCAATAGCAGGTAAAACATGGTTTCAATTCAAAGATCATAAGTGGGAAGAAATTGAAGAGGGTGTGTTTCTTCGAGAAAAGATTTCAGAAGATATTGTTACAAAATATTCTGATATAGGATCTGAACTTTTCACAAAACTCGCAAGCGTTCAAGATAAAGGTGAGGAGGCGATGTTTAACGCTCGCCTAAAACAAGTACAAAAGATCATTAGTAATCTTAAATCGTCTCCTTATAAGAATAATATTATGAAAGAAGCAATGGAAGTATTTTATGATAGGCGTTTCAAGCAAAAGTTGGATCAAAATCCTTATATTATTGGTTTTAAAAATGGTGTGTACGATCTAAAGCTTAACGAATTTCGTCCTGGTCGTCCAGAAGATTTTGTAAATAAAACGATTCCAATTGATTACACTGAGTACAATGAATCAGACGAGATTGTGCAAAATGTTGTTGAATTTTTGGTAAAGGTTTTTCCAGACGAAACAATTCGTACATATTTTTTGGATACTTACTCAGATATTTTTGTTGGAGGTAACAAACAGAAAAAAGTATATATGTGGACTGGCGAAGGAGACAATGCAAAATCTATCACTCAGAAATTCTTTGAGTTAATGTTGGGAGAACTAGCAATTAAATTCAACACTCAATATTTTACTGGAAAAAAGGTAGCGTCTGGTTCAGCTAATCCTGAATTATCTCGTGCTGCTCCTCCTGTACGTCATGCTACGATGGAAGAACCGGATGCAGATGAACAACTCAATATTGGAGAATTAAAAAAATTGAGCGGAGGTGATAGTTATTGGGCTCGTGATTTATTTGAGAGAGGAAAAAGTACAAGAGAAGTATTTCCAATGTTTATGTTAACTTTTATTTGTAACAAACTTCCTAAATTAAAATATTCTGATAAGGCAACGTGGAATCGTATTCGTGTCATTCCATTTGAAGCAACATTCGTAGAACCTGGAGAACCGTGCCCATCCACTCTAGAAGAACAACTTAAGCAAAAACGTTTTCCGATGGACAAAGAGTTTGGTAAAAATATTCCTGGAATGGTTTCTGCATTTGCTTGGTATTTACTTCAGTGGCGTCAGAAAGTTAATGTAAGAGTAGAACCAGAGAAAGTACGAGAAGCGACTGCTATCTATCGTCGTCAGAATGATATTTATCGTCAGTTTATTGAAGAGTGTATCATAGAAGATGATTCTTCTTCTCTTGCTATTACTGAAATGTATGCTCAGTTTAAGGAATGGTTCAAAGAAGGATGGCCAAATATGTCTTTACCTATTAAGAATGAAGTAAAAGAATATTTTGATCGACTATGGGGAGAATCAGAACGTAATATTAAATGGAATGGATATCGAATCCGAACTCTTCAAGATGATGTTGATTCTGGAGAAGTTGTTATTCTTGATGAAGATGATTTGGTTAAATACGACCAAAGTGCACCGCCGATGTGAAATAAGACAATATATTGTATTCATTCTAAATCTAGTTCAGAATTAGAATGATAAAATGTTTCTAAAAGTAAAATGAAAATTAAGAAAATTTTTCTAAAAAATAATAACATATGGATCATGATACTCGGGAAATTGAATCAATAACATTTGGCATTTATTCACCAGAAGAAGTAATGAAAATAGCAGTTTGTAAAGTTGATAATGCAAAAAAAACTGGATCTGGTAGTATATATGATCCGCGAATGGGAACAACCGATTCAACTCAAAAATGTGAAACATGTAAAGAAAATGCTAATGATTGTCCTGGCCATTTTGGATATATTGAATTAAACGAACCAATCGTTCACCCTTTATTTTACAAGAGGGTAACTGCTTTTTTGAATTGTTTTTGTCTTAAATGTTACAGACTTGTTCTACAAGAAGATCAAATTTCTATCTGCGGACTCACTAGGTATAAAGGCGAAACAAGGTTTGCCAGAATTTTGGAAAAAATAAAGAAAGTAGACATCTGTTGTCAATATACTGGAAAAATTGATGAAAATGGAGATCCAATATTGTGCGGAAAAGATCGTCCGAAAATAAAGTTTTCTGCAGCAGATAGTAATTTCTCTTTAGTTTACGAAGACGGAAAAAAGATAAAGACGAGTATTATTTTAACTACTGATGAAATAAAGAAAGTTTTTGACAATATCACAAATGAAGATGTTCAATTATTAGGATTTGATCCTGAATTATCTCATCCACGAAACTTTATTATTTCTTTACTCCCAGTTCTTCCACCTTGCGATCGACCTTACGTCCGCGCAGATAACAAATTATGTGATGATGACTTGACAATTCAGTATATTGAAATCATTAAAGCAAACAATAACTTGGTTGAAGAAGACGAAGAGATTGAAAGTAATCAAAAATCAAGAAAAAGAGATAAAGGAGATACTTTTCGTCAGCGCGCTCTAGCAAGTTTACGATTTCGAATATTAACAACATTCAACAATGGACAAGGAAAGGCTAAACATACTACAAACGGACGACCTATCAAGGGTATCAAAGAACGCCTAACAGGAAAAGATGGTCAGATAAGAAACAACATGATGGGAAAAAGGTCTATCAGACCAGATACTCCAGTATTAATGTATAACACCGGTTTACCTAAAAGAGCAGACGAAATAAAAATTGGAGATGTCGTTATTGGAGATGATGGTTCTCCAAGAACTGTAATAGATACAGTCAGTGGAACTAGTCCTCTTTATAAAGTTATACAATCACATGGTGATGACTATGGTATTAGTTGTGAGCATATTTTGACACTTAAATATTGTGGTCATGCTTGCATCAATTGGAGAGAAAATTTAGGTAAGAATGGATCTTGGGTTATGAAATGGTATGAAAGAAGTGATAGGAAAATTCACGTAAAAAGAGTATCTGTTATTCCACCAAAAACAAAAAAAGATGCGTTGAAAGAAGTAGAGGAAAGACGAGATTTATTAAAACTAGATAAGGATAAAAAAATTACATGGTATGAAAACAGAAAAACATATGGAACTTTTCGTTTAAATTATACAGATGGTAAGAGTAAGAAATCCATTGAAGTTGCGGTTGTTCCTGGATTAACAAAAGAACAAGCATTAGAAGAGATAGAACAATTCAGAAACACTATCGATGTAAATCCAGTTATTGATATTCACGTTGCAGATTATTTATCATTGTCAGAAACTGATTGTTGTTTAATGTTAGGTGTTAAATTAAATACACCTATTCAATGGGAACACAAACCGGTCATTCTTGATCCACGAATTTTGGGAATGTGGTTAGGAGATGGTACAGCTAAAAGACCAGAATTTACTTCTATAGATGAAGAATTAATAAATTATTGGAATATGTGGACATCTAATAACGGATGTAAGATTTCTAACTATAAAAAAGAAAAATGTATACACTTTTATATATCTTCCATTTGTAACAAAGATGATTGTAATCCTTTGACAAAAAAATTAAGACACTACAATCTTGTTAGTAACAAGCATATTCCTGAAGATTATATTATTAATGATGTTAAAACTAGACTTCTTGTTTTAGCTGGTTTAATTGATACTGATGGTTCGGTTGAAAATGATGGAACAACAATTGCGATAACTCAATGCTATGATCACAAAGAAATTATTGATGGAGCCCAGCGTATAGCAATATCTCTAGGATTTAGAACATCAGTGACTAACAAGAAAACATCATGGACTAATAAAGATGGAAAACAACATGGAGATGCTTTGAAATTAGTTATATCAGGTTCTGGTATTGAAAATATTCCGACTCTTCTTCCACATAAGAAATGTTATGCTCCGTCTAAAAAAGATATGTCTTGTTATAACATCAAAGTAGTAGAGGATGGTATTGGAAAATATTATGGTTTTGAAGTAGATAAAAATAATCGTTTCTTGCTAGGAGATGCTACTATTACACATAATTGCGATCAAACAGCGCGTACAGTAATTGGTCCTGATCCTACGTTACGCATGGGAGAACTAGGAGTACCTGAAGAGATTGCGCAAATTTTGACATCACCTACTCGAGTGACTAGTTTTAATATTGATCAGATGCAAAAATTAATAGATGATGGAAAAATAAAATCTTTATGGAAACCTGATAGCACTACAGTTATTGATCTGAAACGTTTTCGCCGAGGTACAAGGTTAATGCATGGTGACATTATTCATCGAGGAGGCGAACTCATAAAGGTTATAGATGGAAGAGAGTTAGTGCAAGAATGTGATCAGGTAGAAAGAGATGGAGTGCTTTTAACCAAGTTGAAAGTGTCAAATCGTGAATATAAAGTTTCAATAGGATGGATAGTTGACAGACCTTTGCAAAATGGTGACTATGTTTTGTTAAACAGGCAGCCTACATTACATAAGTCTAGTATGCTTGCTATGCAAGTTATAATTATGCCATTCAAGACAATGAGAATAAATTTATCTGTTACTAGAGGTTTTAATGCAGATTTTGATTAGGTTTACCTCTGTCAAAAACAGGAGGCCTGAAAAGGGTGCTACCTCCTAGTGAGTATTTCCTAATATATGGAAATACTTGCGAAACACCTTGATGCGGGAAACCCCTTAGAGCCCTAACTACCACCCAGTATGTGGAAACACGAACTGGGGAACACGGTTAATAGCCGTACCCAATGGTAATAATGTTAGGGATTGGGCAATCCGCAGCGTTACTGCCTACGTCCGTTATGGAAGGATATGGCAGGCGTTCAGAGACTGCACGGGTGTTGGTCGATAATGATGGACTACCAATCCTGAATCGGCTTAAGATACAGTCCGACCCTATGTGAAAGCATAGGGATATCATCGGGAGATGAAATGAATATTCACGTTCCTCAATCACTTGAGTCACAAACAGAAATGAAATATCTATCTGCTGCTCAATGGAATATGATTTCTCCTCAAAGTAGTAAACCAAATATGGCTATTGTACAAGACTCTCTATTAGGAGCGTATCGAATGACACGAAATAGTGTAAAATTAACAAAAGGGCAATTTTTTAATATTGCAATGTCATTGCCAAGAGCTCCTTGGTCTAAACATAAAGAAAAATTAAACTCCGACACTACTTTAACGACACACATGCTAATGTCGTCGGAAGAAATTATTGATCGTATCCAACATATAAGGAGTATTTTAAAGGAAAAAGGTAAAAAAGTTCAGTGTTTTAATGGACATGGACTAGTATCTCTTTTTTTACCAGAAGATTTTATATATGACAAAACAAATGACGCAAATCCAAAGGAACCAAGCGTAAAGATTTGGAGAGGAGTTATGTATGAAGGAACAATAGACAAAGCAATTATTGGAGCATCACAAAACTCTATCCATCATATTCTGCATAAAGAATACGGACCAGAGACCGCATCTTATTTTATAGATTGTATACAATTTAGCACAAATAAATATCTTCTTATTGACGGTTTCTCTGTTGGGCTTGGTGATTGTTTAATTCCGCAAACTGTAAATGAACATGGAGTTACAAAAGAGCAAGAGATTAGAGATGTAGTTGGTAAGTGCTATATTGAAGCTGAAGCAATCAAACAAGCAACTTCTCATCCAAGTATTAGAGAAATTCGAATTAATGCATCTTTGAATAAAGCAAAAGACATTGGATTACGAATTGCAAAAGAAGCACTTTCTGAAGATAATAATTTTCTTTCAACTGTTCATTCGGGAAGTAAGGGTGATTTTTTCAACATTGCGCAAATTACAGGTTTATTGGGTCAACAAAATTTAAAAGGTCAACGTGTACCTCTCTTACTTAATCACGCGAAACGTTCTCTTCCACATTATCCATTTGGAGAATTAAAACCTAAAATGGAATATGAGTCTAGAGGATTTATTAGTCGTGGGTTTCTTAGAGGATTAAATCCAAGGCAGTTCTATTTTCACGCAATGTCTGGAAGAGAAGGTGTTTGCGACACTGCAATGGGAACTGCGACATCTGGTTATATGCAAAGGCGAATTGTAAAGCTTACAGAAGACATGAAAGTGCATCATGATGGAACAATAAGAGATACTCCTGGTAAGATTTATCAAATGTCTTATGGACAAGTTGGATTTGATCCTACTTGCACTGTAAAGGTTAAGAATGATCAGGAGATGTGTGATATTTCTAGAATGGTTGCACGAATGAATATGAATCACACTTTACAAAAAAAGGTGTAAAAGACACTTGTATTTAGAATTATTTTGAAATAAATCAAAATAATTCAAATGAGTATACATTTTATATAAAAATATTAGAGTTAGTTTTATTTTTGCTCAAAAAAGGCGGAGGAGGAAAAAGATAATCAAAAGGAATTTTTTTATGAATTTTTGAAATTATTTAGAAAACAAAATAAAAAACTTTTTCGTCAGCCGAACTTTTTCAGAAATCGGGGAGGAGGAAAAAACTTATTTTTCCAAGCCGTTCCAAAATCAACACCCCCATCTCTCTCAAATTTTGAGATGAACGAAAAATATCAAAAAAATAATGTTAAAATTATTTTTAACCTGAATTAGCTTGACTTCTTTATTTTTAGTTACAAAACTTTTGTAAAACTTTTGTAAAAGTTTGGATTATTTCCAATATAGTATCTAAAGTATAATATATTGGAAATAAAATGCTGAAATGTTCATACTGTGCTCATGAATTTTCTACAAAAACAAGTTTAAATTCTCATCAAAAAACAGCAAAATATTGCTTAAAAATACAAGCAACAGAAGGAGTAGAAATTAAATTCTTATTTAAGTGCGAATTTTGTTCTAAAATTTTGTCTCAACAAATTGATTTAGATAGGCATCAACTTAAATGTTCTAGCAAAAAAGAAACAGATAATAATAATAAATATGAATTAATTATTAATGAATTAGAGAAAAAAATTATTGTAAAAGATAGAATAATAAAAAAAATTCGTATTGAGTGTGATAAAAAATTAGCAGAACAAAAACTTATTATTGAAGAGCAAAAATTAATTATAAAAGATTTTCAAGATGAACAAAGAAAACAAAACAAAGATTTACATGACAGAATACAATGTATGGCTGAGAAAGCTATAGAGAGAACATGGGAAACAGTTGTTGAGATCGAACAAGAAACTGACAATATAGAAGAAATATCAAATGAACCATATGAACTTGTCCCTCTTGAGTTAGATAATGGTTATATTATAGAAAGCAGAGACGAAGATGGATATATAAACATTACTAACCTATGCAAAGCAGGTGGGAAAGAATTTAAGCATTGGAATTCGCTTGGTAAAACAAAAGCTTTTCTTAAAGCTCTTTCTACGGCGGTCGGAATTCCGACCGCCATACTAATTCAGTTAGGAACTGGTTCAAAATTTGGCACTACTGAAGAAACTACTGGTACTTGGGTTCATCC